TGATTTCGTTAATTTTGTTTAATGCGCTCATTTCATCTAATGGATTATTTTCTAAATTGTCGTACTTTGTCAGGATTGCCTCGATAGCAGACATGGTTTGTTCTTCACTTGAGGCTGGTTTGTCCGTGAAATAGCCCTCGATGCTGAAGCCTTTGAACTTGCCATCCTTTATGTTCTGCCACACCGCGTCGTCTTCTACATAGTAGGACAGGAACCAGCTGCCCTCCGGAGCATCGGCCCACATCTGCGGAGGGTTTATGCCGCGTTCTTTGTCCACGATGAAGGACTCGAGCAGGTGCATCCCGCCCACGGGGTTGGCGTGTTCTGCGTTCACAGCGTTGTATTTGTTCTGAAGTGCCCACAGCTTCACCGCCTTTTGGATTGTTGCCGCGCTGAACTTTACATAGTAGGTAGTGCCATCTTCCGCCCTGCGCAGGATAGGCTTTTCGGCAATCATGGCAGGCCCGGTGATGATGCGCCGTTCTTCGGACTGGATGGCGAAGGATAATTTTTCGCGCTCGATGGTGTTAATCTTCGCCTCTGCCCAACGCAGCATTTCTTCGCCGCCCCATAAGAGGTAGGAAATAGTGCCGCAGGCTTCGGGGTCGTCTGGGTTGTAATACTCAGCAGCGCGGGAAAGGTAAGAATACGTGCGCCGGATGGTTTCTTCGGTCAGCGGTTCGCCGGATGCAATCTGCTGCGCCCGAACCTTGCCGACCTGTGTCGCGCACTTGTTGTTGAGTTCCTCGTTTAGGCGGATGCCGCGTTCTGCATTGGCTTTCGCTGCCTCAGGGTAATCGCTGAAGGAAGCCATTTTATCCGCGCTGAAGAAGTGGAAATCCTCTTCAATGGCTGGTGACTGCACGAGGCTGACTTGGGTCAGGCCATCGCCGTCTTCAATCTCTAAATAATAAATCGGGTCGTTCATTTTATCTAATGGTGAAAAAGTTCATTTGTCTTGCTTTGCCATGACGGATATTGAAAGGGCTATCTTCTGCCCCATCGCGCGGCCCAGGTATTCTGCGAACTCATCAAAGGTTGCGTCATTGATTATTTTGGAAAAGAACTTGTTGCCCTTGTAGCCGCTGGTATGAATCTTTCGCGCAATCGCCTGAGCAAGGTTCATGTTCTTTTCTGCCCTTGTTTTCCCGGGCATATTGCTTACGTCAATTCCCTTTGCGCTAATCCACCCCGTAGGCCCTGACAATGCCTTTACAAGTTGGCCGTCACCGCTGTTCCGTGTGCGTGGCCTGCCGCCATCCACGTATTGATAGTAGTCATTAGCGTTTATCGCGCCAATTACATCCTTCCCCCGTGTGCGCGTTTTGGCTGCGTCGAGTGATTGAAACAAACTCATGCTTGCCCGTCCTGAAGGGTTCTGGGAATTTTTAAGGCTGGCTTTCAAACGCTCCGTGGTGTAGTTCGTCCAACCCTGCACCAAGTCAGAAAGTAAATCACCTGTAAGGGTTGGCTGTTCTACCTCCGCTTTGCCGAGGCGGGAAAGATACTGCCGCTGAAGTGCTGTGAGTTTGCCGTTCATAACACGCTCGTTTTGCGAAGGTTGCGCGTGCGGCGCTGCGTTGCGCTGATGTCGCCTTCAGTTACGTAGACTTTGTTGCTCCATTGCCCGGCCTGCTGCGTTCCACCTCCGAGGCTGCTGCTGTTCATGGAAGGCATGGGGATGTTTCCACGGCTTGCGCTCATGCCTCCGCCGCCTGCACCGCCTTGCTGAACGTTTCCACCTTTCACAATCTTTACCGCCCGTGCCGATGCGCTGAGGATGGCTGCTGAAATGGCTGCAAATTTAGCCACCCCTGCAAGGCCGCCAGTTACTTTGTTCGCTGGGTCGAGCGTACTCTGTGAGTTATTCAACGCCTTTGCAATAGCAACGCCCGTATCCGCTGCAATCTGAGCAAGGGCAATTGCTTTACCCGCTGCCGTTTCTTGGCCAATCAGGTCGATGAGTGCGCTGCTCGCTGTCATCACATCGGCGTAGGCTTGCTTTTTTGTGTCTGCTACGGTCTTATCAATTTCCTTTTGTTTATTCGCCGCGTCTTCAGCTTCTTTAAGCCTAATTGCCTGAATTTCTTTTTCAAGTTCAATCGCTGAATGACCTGCATCGCGTTCTGCCTGAATCAAGTTCTGAAGTTCCCGTTTCCGGATTTCGGTTTGCGCCTTCTGCAAGTCCTCTTGCGTTTTGGCTGCCTTCATCGCGGCAAGTTCTTCCTCATCATATTTAGACTGAATGAACTTCAACTCATCAGCCGCCGCCTTTTCGTTTTCCTGCTTGCGCTTTTCCTCAGCCGTCTTGCGTATTGTTTCCTGCTGCTTGTAGTATTCTTGGTCAATCTTCAGCAGTTCATCGGCAAGCATCTGAGCCATCAGCGTTTCGTCGTAATTCTTTTGCTGAAGGTCTTTCTTACGCAGTTCAAATTCCTTTTCAGCTATGGCCCTGCGATTTGCTAAACTATCCTCTTCGGTTTTCAGGCGGTCAATATCGCGCTGTATTGCGTCCTGTGCTGCCTGTTCGTCTTTGGCTTTTTGCTCGTCACGTTGTTTCTGCTTTTCATCCGCAGCCGCTTTGTCAATTTCCTTTATCGCAAGTTGATGCCCGGCAAGTGTATTTTGCATCCCGCGCAACCCTGCCTCCATTTCTTTAATGTCTGCCTCACTTTGCTTCTTCGTTTCAGCCGGGTCGAAAGCCAATTTAGAAACGCTGTCAATGGATTCGTTTAGGGTTTTCAGAAGGCCTGTTTCGTATCCCAAAGCTGCTGCCACTTCATCAACCGTTGAAAGCAACAGGCGCATCGGGGCTGTGATGAAAGTAAGGATTCCATTCAGGATGTTTTTGTTGCGTTCAGCCGCTGCGATTTGTGCTTTTGCCTGGGTTTTGCTTGTTTCAATGACTGCCTTTTGATTGTCAATGGCAACCTTCAACGCGGCAATCTTCATTTGCAAGATGTCCTTTTCAGATTTGCCCTGCGCCTTCAGAATGTTGTCGGATTCATCGAGTGCCTTAACTTGGTCTTCGGAAGCCTTTAGCCTGTCCTGTTGTGACTTGAGTAGTTTTTTATCAGTTTTGGAAACGCCGTCTAAACTGAAGTCAAGTTTCTGAACAAGGGAAATCAGCATGGTGATGCCTCCGATAATCAGACCGATGCCCAACGCACTCATGAACGCCTTCGCCGCCCCTGCAAGTGAAGTGAAAGCGGGAACAACTTTCCCCATGATGTCACCGCCCAGCCCGGCGAATGTTTTGTTTAGGTCTTTAAGGTCGGCAATGCCCTGAGAAAGTGCCATCGCGCCTTGTATGCGAACCAAGGATTTCTGCAAATCTTCACTTTCACCACCTAATAACGCTGCCGCACCCTGTGCAGCCGCAAAACCTGAAGCAAGTTTAGAAGTGATATTTGCTATTCGCTGAAAGCGGTCGGGATGCAGTCCCGCGATGGTGGCGTTTAAATCCTCCATCTGGTCTTTCAACTGCGCTACCTTCTTTGCCGCCGCCAATGTGCGCTCGTCCGTTTCGCCGAAAGCCGCTGCCAGCCTCAATGCCTCCTGCTGTGCTTCGCGAATCTGCGCCTTGAACGATTTAACGGACTGGTCACCGCTTACGGAGGCTTGAACCTCTACTGGTTGTACTATCTTTTTTGCCATTATACTTCTTTAATCAATACCACGTTCCAATCCGCTCCTGTCCATTCAATAGCAGGTCGGTAAACATCGCCTGTGGTGGGTGCGCCGATGTCCTTGTAAGTTAAATTAACTACGCCTTGTGTCCAGTCTACTATCGGCCCTTTACCGCCTTCGTTGCTGCCTCCGAGGGTGGACCATGCAAATCGTTTCTTTTTGCCGATGGGCCGCGTCCTGATGTTGGGGAAAGCATCGTTGTTTGTGTCCTTAATATCGTACCCTCCCCCGGCTGCCCCTGTCTGCGGGGTGAACACGTTTGCTGTTTTGATTTTCAAGAACTCACACTCGATTAACTCGCTTTCGCCCACTTGATAATCCTGGATTTTGTTCAGCCTGAAGTATTGCCCTTGGAAGAAATACAAATCCCGAAATGACCACTTCAGCCAATCGGCAGGGGTAATGTAAACACGTGCCGTAACGATGCGGCTGTTTCGGTCAGTGATTTCGCTCAGGTACTTGCGCCAATACACGTTAAACAGGTTGTTGTTTGTATAGGTGACGCCGGCGGGCAAGTTCACATAAGCAGGCATCCCGAAGGACAGGTCAATAGTCGGGGTGAAAGGGTCATCCAGATGCCCGGCGTGCGGGTAGCCTTCCACCGTATCTACTCCGGTAGGCCCGGCAAAGAGTTTATACGCATCGCATAAAACCCACTCTTCGTTACCTATTTTGCCTGACCAGTAAAGAATACGCAGCGTACCCGCCTTTTCTTCAGCGGTTTCCATGCTGGCAATCCGGAAATTATTACTACTCTCCGTGCTGTACGGCGTGGATGCAAAGATTGTTTCGGTTTTGCGTTCGTCCTTTATCAGGTCGTTGTCTACAATAATCCGCGCTTCGCCATACACCGTGCCAATCGCGTCGAGGTACTCTTTGCTGTCGTCATCATCACCTTTCGCGTAGGTGAAGACATACGGGTTGCCTTCCAGTTCACCCATCGGTGTTATGGTCATTGGCTGCGAATAATCAATTTTGGCGGTCAGGTCATGTATCACCGTATCGCGATAGAACGTGTCACGGGGTGCGATGTATAGTTCATTGGTACGCCCGGTAGGCTCAATGTATAGGTTAAACATCTTCACCAAGCTGTTTAGGAACTCATCCTGTTTCCATTTGCCCCCGGTAAAAATGCCGTTCATGTCCACCGTGGAATCCAGTCCGTATGAAGTTTGGATAGGCTCAATGCGAATCCATGAATTAGCCTTAATCGTTATAACGCCCCCTGTCAACACTTCGCCCATGCGCGCATCCGTGTAATCCAACACTTCAATAATTCGGATGTCTATCTTTTCATTTTTGTCAGCATAAACATCATTAATGGTGAAGGTAAAGGTCTTTGTTGCGCCGCTGCCCGTGTTCACCATGCGCAAAGGGTTGTGCAGTTCTGCCAATTTCCCATCCACATAAACGCCGACCGTCATGGTTATGTAGGGCGTTGTGATGTGGTTAATTCCGGTGATGGTTACGCCGATGCTTCCAGATACGCTGAACCTTCCCCCACCCGTTGGGCTGTTGTACTTCCCTGTAGTGGTGTCGAAGTTGCCGCCGTTGTCCCAATATCCGCTGCTGCTGTCATCATTAAAAACAATCGTGCTGCCTTCTAAATAGCTTTGGTCAGCGGTGCGCCTTGCCCGTGCCTTACGTGAAAATATGACCGCCTCGTTTACTTGTGGAACGCCGGGGGAAGGAATGACCAGTTTTTTAAATAGGTCAGTATTGAAGAATGAATCCGAAGTATATGAAAATCCCGCGCTGGTAAATATCTTATCAACCAGGGTTTTTGCGAAAACCGCCGGGTAAAAGTCCTGCACCCTCCACACTATCGAAAAAGGAACATCGGTTCTGTTTCGGTCTATCATGGGGTAAACGTACCCGCTTGCAGGGGTGAAGTTCCAACTATTGATGATGTTGGTACGGTTCAGCGTATGGTTAAATTCAGAAAGGTCAATATCAGAAAGCTGCTTATTGCGAATCTTCGCAAATAGGTCAGCCGCTTGCCCATGAACTGAAACTTCATATTCGATTTGACCTTTGCGGATAACGCTGATGTTCAGCAGGCGAACGTATCCGCGCACCTGTTCCACCTCATCCACGGTAACGAGTGCAGCCGCTTTCTTGTTCGGGTTAAAGTCCGGTGCGAATTGCGTTCCGTTGTTTAGCTGCTCCTGATTTACATCGAAGATGTGGCCGAATAGCTTGTTGTTGGCAGATGTTCCCGGAATGCGAAATGTCCTGCTCCAATCGGATGACCGCTGGGAAGGTTCGCGGATGTCGGCGATTTCCCGCGTTACTTGCAGCACCTCGTTTTCCGAAAGGTCAACCTGCCTGCCTTCAATGAACAGCCGCATCATAGGCGTTGCCTCCTGTTTGTCAGGGCGCGTTGGATGGTAACTGAATACTGTACCAGCCCATCGCGGTTGTACTTGCGCTCAAACTCCGTGGAGTTTACAGTAACCTTTTCGAGTGAACTAAACGCACCCATGTAAACCACGGGGCTAAAGAGTAATTGTTCAATAAATTCCGCTTCCGTGTCCGTGAGGAAGTCAGTATTCAAAGTCCATTGCTCGTTAAGCGTGGTGTTGTAATTGGTGACACCGCCCCTTGCGTTTGAATAGTTGTAAGCCCCGGTGGTGTAGCGGAAAGAATCCTGTTCAAAGGTTTTCTTTTCCCCGGTCAGGTTGCGCACCGTGCGTTTCCTGAATGTGTATGAATCGAACCCGCCTAATGTGTTGAGGAAGTGAAGCGTAACAGGGTCATATTTGCTGCACTCCTGCCAGAGGTCGAAGCGCATGGTTTCCGATGCCTTGCCGGAGTATCCGGACGGGTACGCCTGCACGGTGTAGTATGCCTCGTTTCCAGATGTAAAGCCTATGCCGTTGAAGGTGCAATCAGCAGCTAACAGCCGCGATTTGTAGTCAACATAGGTGAAGGTTTTCTGCACCGTCTGAAGCAGCGTTCCGGATGCGTTGTAGGATTTGAACTCAAACACCTTGTTTGCCGTGTCAGTACCAAACAGCGCATGAATCGTATGCGCCTCATCTGCCTGCACCTTGCGAGGGCGAACCGTGGTAAGGAATTGCGCCCCGGCTGTTGCTCCTGAAGCGGTCAGGTAGTCTGCTTGGGCATAACCAAGGAAGTCCTGAACAGGCAGGCATGCATCCCAGCTGAACTTGTTGCCCGTGTTCACTACTCCCGTTGCTTCAGTCACAACGCCGCTGCCGTACTCGTACCCGAACTTTGCGCGATAGGTAACGATGCGAGGCTGCCCGACTACCGCCGCCGCTGAAGGTGGTTCAAAGTCGTTTCCAACATAGGAAGCAATGATTTCTGTGATGTCGAAAACCGCTTCGTTTTGGCTGCTGCCGTAGCGGATGGGTGCTTTGAGTTTCGCCTGGATCGTGCCATCTATCTCCACCTCGCACAGATAGCGGAAATTGCTTGCGCCCGTTATTGCCGTGTCCGTTTCGCGAACTACAAAGGTCAGGGGGTTAAAAGCGGGTGAGTAGTCTTGCGGCTGCTGCTGTATTGAGTATGCCATTTCCTATAATGGGAAAATGGGCAAAATGTCTTATCAGTTTCCTGACGTTAGGAAGGTGATACATCGCGCCAATGTGTAACACCTTCTATTTGCAAATTATAGAAAGTGGTAAACAACCCATTGGGGAAAATATTCTTTAAATTCGCATGGTAAACGCATCTAAAGACTTTGCCTTCAGCTATTGCGATTACTTCCTGAGTTTTATCAGGTAAACAATCAGTTACTTTTTTAAACTCTTTCATTTGCGGTCGGGGTGGGAATCGAACCCACCTGTACCCCCTCCAGAATACAACCTTTCCGACCATTGGACACGAGGTTGTATTAGCTAATCGGCTAACCCCGTGCCAATATTTTAATTGTGACCGGGGATGGATTCAAACCATCAACCCATTTAACCCGCTTGGCTCTGTTTCGGTCGGTGCTTGCAAGCCACCTCGCGAAGCGCGATTAATGCTCTTGTCAGTTGAGCTACCCGGTCAAGTGCTCGTCTTTCCGAGCTGTCACCCGTTTCGTGTCTAAGTGGGTTAACTTGGCGACCGGGGCAGGATTCAAACCTGCATCTCCCGTCCATACAGGGCGTTATCAATTACGCCACCCGGTCAGTTGCCGCCATATCCCTGACGGCTGGGTATTGTTAATCTTCTTCTATCAACTCCGGCCCGTCCTCCATGCCATCGCGGTGGATCAGGGTAAGTTCCCGTGGCTCGTAGCACATCTGCCCGTTTCCGACCCAAACCCATACGCGGTTTTGCAGGTCGTTGATTTTGGCAACGCGCCCCTGTATGCCGAAGGTGTCCTCTACAAGGTCAGCTTCTTTGAAATAGCGTGAGTTGTTCATAGCCCTTTTAATGCAATAATGTCCGCGCCCGGGGTGTATGTCGCACCCTCTAAAAGTTCCCCATCTTCGCTGACCATTGCCGCGCCGAACTTCTGCGCCTGCGCTGCCGCTTTCGCCCGTTCCTCAATGGCTGATAAGGTTGCCTTTGCTTCGTTCCACGCCTGCACCCCTTTGAAATCCCAACGGCCAGCGCCTGACTTCTTTTCAATCGTTGCTCCAAAGTAGCTGAATGTTTTTTCGTGCCATTGCCCCGCTTGGTTAATAGCATAGGGCTTGACCTCATCTTTGAGTTGGTCAAGCATCTTGCTTATGCGGTTCAGGGTGATGTACGTTGCCAGCGCGTCGATGCTTCCCTCGCGCCATGCGTTGCCCAATTCTTCCAGCCGCTCCATTACGGGCAGGCCGTGGGCAAAGTGTTCTAATTGTTCTGTGTTCATGGTGTTGCAAATATAGTGGTTCAATTTATAATGTGAAACCTTACGCCGAAGCGTAAAGTTTCACAGCAAGAACTTCAGCCGAGTTTCTATCGGCGCACAAACCTTCCTGAAGAAGGAATTCTACCATCGCACCAATCAAGGCGCGTTTAGGCTCGGCCATATTGGCACGAATCAAACCAAGCAGCGCATCTTTTGCTGCGTTATACTGAGCAGCTTTGCTGCTGGTGGCGGAGGTAACGGGCATCGTTTCCATGTCACGAATATACAACCGTTTTCCACACTTGCAATATCATATCAACAAAAAAGTAAAATATTTTTTTACCGTGTCACCAGCACTTCAGTCAATACCGCTATCCGGTCAAGATTCACCTTGTGCAGGTCGCCGTGCTTCTCTAAATACGCCGCGTTGGGCCGTCCGTCTAACTTGCCCTCATACGCCTCATAAAGCCGCGCCTTCCATTCCTTAACGCCTAACGCCGTGTAAATGCCTGCGCTGGGATGGTCATGATACGGGCCAAATTCGGTTGCAATGACAGGCAGCGAATAGCAGCCAGCTTCTTTTACTTTCAAATCACTCTTGCACAAGTTAAACTGCGAACCAACCAGCGGGGCAAGCACCACATCGAGCCGGGAAAGGTAAATGCCATATTGCGAGGGGTGAACCCCGGGGCGCAACTTCAGCCAGTCAGGATGCCCGACGGGGGCAACATCATTGCCTACCGCCTGCCATTCCGGGTCTTTCTCATCATATCCGCAAATGTTGTATTCGCTGCCTGTTTCTTCGCAGAACTCCCTAACCGCTTGGCTGATGGTGAACAGGTCATACCGATGCGACCTGCTGCCAACGAAGCCCACGCGGAATTTGTCGCTCGGCTGCTTTTCCTGATTCCATTGTAGTTCAGTCAGGTTCAGCGCGTTGGGGATGGTGTAAACATTCCTGTTCACCTTATACACCTGCTCTCGTAATCGGTCGTTCTCGCAGATAACCGCGTCTGCGTGGTACAAAGCCGCCTGCACCTTTGCCGATAGCCCACGGCGTTTCCATTCATCCACAGCGGGGTTATAGCGGTTCAACATCCAATAATCGTCAATGTCCACTATAAACGGTATGCCCCGGGTATTGAGGATGGAAATAATCTGCTCCTGCGGTTCAGCAAGTGTGCCATTCCAAATAACAAGGTCGTATTTATCAAGGTCGGGCAGCGGGCGGTATGCGCCTTGCTCATCCCGTGGTGTCCAAATATCAATTTGCGCGAAGCCGCGAATCTGCAAATCATGGAGTGGTGCGTATAAGCGGTGGTAAGAAATACCGCTCATGCCGTTTAGTATGCCGAGTATATTCATTTCTGTGCTTCGATTAACCAAGCCAAATACACCTGCGCCTTTCGCAAATCTTCCGCGCCGCCCTTGCGTTCATGCCGCCATAGATACTTCATTACATTGCCCTTCAGATAACCGCGATATGCGCCCGGGGTCATGCTTGCGCGGATTGCATCAATACATTCCACTTCGCCCTTGTAATGCTCTGGATCGTGTGCGCTCATTGCTGCGTTGGGTTAAGGTTCATCGTTACCGTTACCTCGCCCTGAATATCCATGTCCACCGATTCCTTTGGCTTGCCGTACACACGGGAAAGGAGCGTTTCTATTGAATACAAACTGCCCTTCTCAATACTCCGCTTGATTGCCGCCGCGATTGTCTTTTCCAATACCGTTGCCGTTGGGTTTTCAAATGCCTCTTTTAGTTCCTCGATGGTCATGGCCATCATTACCTGTATGCAATCGTTTATCTCCGACAGCTTGTAACCTTGCTCGCGCAGGGTGCTGACGTATTTGCGCGGTCGTCCGTTGGGGTTTCCGCTTTCGCCTGGTTTGAACTTTGTGTGCTCTGGTGGTGTTGGCATCCCTGTTATCTCCCTGTTTTATACGGCTGCCCGTTGCGTTTGATTTCAAGTGTCGGGTCAAGTTTAATCATGCGGTCAATAATCACTTGGCAATACTTCGGGTCAAGTTCCATACCATAGCACTTGCGTTTAAGTTGGTGTGCTGCTACCATTGTAGAACCTGAACCTAAAAATAAATCAAAAATTAAATGATTTTGTAAACTACTATTGTTTATTGCTTTTGAAACTATTTCTATTGGTTTTGGTGTTGTGTGCCCTTCTTCTCTTTTGCTTTTAGCAATCCAAATGCTTT